TATTTCCGCTTCAATTCGAGACGTTTGTATAGCCGCTTAACACGTGGCACCAGGCGGTCGGAAAAATATCGAGGCAATAAAAGTTGTATAAGCTTCCCACGTTTATTTATGAACCGATAAAAAAAAATTTTGTCGTACAGAACTTTAAATTCTTCAAAATCCTGAACGTTCTCTATCTGCTGGCGCAGGTCGGGGTGAAGCTTCATGAGCTTCTCAAAATACGCATTACCAACCCCTTTTGACACTACACGCGGAGGCTTCTGAACATAGCCAGCTTGAACATAGGGCGTTTGTTCATCAAGATGTTTACAAACATACTTTGCCACATATTCAATCGTAGTGTCAGTACTTGCACGGTCGGACAAATCAATCTCTTTTATGTCAATCGCAGCGTCTTTACAATTGACGTCAGAAAAATGCGAAAGCCAATCGTTATATATTAAATCCTTGACCTGAGCAAAATCCTCATTTAAAAATATCAAACCGTGCCAGTGCGGCCTGAACGTCAAAGGGCCATACTCGCCCTGAATAAAATATTTAATATCAAGCGTTTTATTAAAATGATACTGATATTGACGACGAACACGCTTTATATGCGCTGAAATATCCGACTTCGAAAAAATGGGAACAAAAACGCCAGTATCAACATATTTTTCGGGGTTTAAATACCTATTAAATACATTTTCATGCGAAAGATTATACTGCAAAGACTTCGAGGGATGCTCGTAAAAGTACTTTTTTAAAATATTGAAGAAGTCGCAATCATTGTTTACGAACTTCACATGTTTATACGAAAGAAATGTATTTGGATACTTATATGTAACAAAGAGCATATATCTATGCTGCTTAGATTCTTCCCTCAGGCGAACGAACCAAGAATTTGTTTGCTGGCGAGAACATTCGACGCAATCACCGCAAGGCCGATATATCAACCGACCTTGCGTATCACGCCTATTTGTGGGTACAGGATGCAAACACATATCAAAAAACCTTTGAAAATTTTAGAATATTAAGAATAATACTCCTCATTGTATAATAAGTAGTCATAATCAACTCAGCAATATCTGATGTTAAGACTGCCGTATCTTTAAAAATTTTAACATAGTCCAACAAATTATCGCAATCAGCAGAATAATCATCTTTGAAATCATCATCGACATTAATGTTCAATTCCGTAAGGGAAAGAGAGTGTCCGAACAGAATCCGAAAATCAGTATTAACAAAAAACTCTTGCAAAGCATCAAAATAAATCTTCGGCTCCAAAAAAACTTTCATAAACAAGGAAGTAAAAAACCCAGAGGACATAGCATCATATTTCGACATTGTTTGGTAATAAAGACGCTTATCTTCAACGTCAAAGTAAACAACGCAAACCGCGTTATCCGAGGAAGGACAACAATCATAAGGATTATTGACCACAAAAAAACGCAAGGGACGAACAAAATCACGTTGTTTATCATTGGTTGACAAACGAAATTGATTTTTAATGGTATCAGTAAAATCAACGGTACTTTTAAAATCGACTAATTGTTTCATAATGTTAATTTTTGTTAATGGATAAAAGTGTTTTTTTTTCTATGTGTCAAAGATAAGAATTAATGTGTACACAAACAAATTAAAAGTGTAAAAAAATCAAAAAAAATTTTTTTTCCACTTCGCGGAAATTAAAATACTCATTTCGCCAAAGGCGTTTGTGTTACAGTTGTTGTACTACCACCAGTCATAACACCTTGTGAATCAAAATTTGTTGTCGTCGTTGTACCTGTATAACCCCCTGAGCGACCAATATTAGAATACGGAAACACAATGCCCGTAACAGCGTTGGCCACATTAACAAGATTTCCAAAAATACAATCAACAATCGAAAGTTTACGATGTGTCTCCATTGAGCGCACCTGCTGTTTAAGATTATTAACCTGCTCATTAGGTCCTCCTGCATCGAGCCACGCGTCAACTTGCGCCTCCATTGCCTTGAAATAATCGGAAGAGGAACTATAATGCTGGGCTTGGGTGTCCATAAGACGCTTTTGAAAATCAAGCGTTTCTCGAAGTGTTTCAGCCTGCCAATTCGTAAGAGTGGTTTGGGCAATAGACTGAGCAATCTGAAAGTCTTTCTGCTCAATATCTTTCTTAATCCAAGAAATTTTCTTATTATTTACAGAAATTACAGAATCATTTACCTGCATACGAGACAGAGACTCATCAATAGCCTGACGACGTTCCTCTATCCATGTACCATCTTTGGCCAAACCCATTTGATTTTGAGCAGCACGATAATCGGCGTCAATAGAAGCGATACGCGCTTGTGCTTCTTTCAACTGAGAATCTACACGCGTATTTTCTTTGAGTTCGTCATAATAATGCTCTTGCGAACGCTTCAAATGAGCATCGCGATACTCATCATAAATACGAGAAACAGAACCTATACCGTCCGTAAACATACCAAGCATCTCCAACAACATTTGACCGCCGGGAAGATTGGAAATACCAGCGCCCATATCACCAACAGAAGCAGAAGCAGCAGAAGCGGCGCCAGAGGTAGCACCAGAACCAGCAGAAGCGGCAGCACCATTCATTGAAGTAGGACCTTGTGCACCGCCAGTCATAGCCAAAGCGGGATTCAAGCCAGCTTCCGAATATTGCCGCACCATTGCCTCAGGTGATTGATATTCGTTATACATTTCTTCTTGCCAAAAACGTTGTTTCTCGGCCTCAGCAGCATTAAACGCTTGCGAATTAGCTTGCATTTCTGCATTAAAAGCTTGCGCGTCCTCCTGCATAGCCCTATTAAACTCCATTTGTTCAAGCATTGTTTTGTAATTATACTGGGCTTGAAAAGCATCGGCAGCCGAAATACCTGCACCTGATTCGTACTCGTCATAAGAACGAGCCAAAGAACCGTTAATCAAATCCGTAAGCCAGCCAGAAGAAGACGAAAGGTTTCGCGTTATACGATGTGTTGCGTTAGCATAGGCGTTATTACGCCTTTTCCGTGATAATATTCCCATAACTACCTACGTCTTACAGGTTCATCTTCACCAAACAAAAAATCGAAGAAAGAGAGTACGGTAGAAGCAATAGCGGAAATTGGACTTGAAGCAGAAGCGAGATTAATCATTTGCTGCATCATATTCTTACTTTGTTCGTCCTCATTAGAGGCCAACTCCTCGGCATTGGACATAACAGACTGAGAGGTTAATTGCTGCATAGCCTGCATATTTTGCTGAACGTAAGAAGAAGACATTTTAAAGAACGAAGAAACACCATTTGTCATAAATTGAGATGCCATATTTTCATATTTTAAGGATTGAACATTTTTATTTGTGTGTCAATCCGCCGTACCATAGCGAGATACGGCGGAGTGATTGACGGTTGACCGTCAATCACCACCCGGCGACGACGTCGCCGTAGGTTGACTTGCGAGACCAGAACCAGGTTGATTGGAAGCGGCTGTACCGACATTTGATTGTAAACCGATATTAAGAGATTTAAAGCCCTTAGCAATCATCATCAAATCAAAATCGTTATTCACGCGAAAACCAACTTGTGAGATTTCCTTCAAATCATTATAAACAACATCGGTAACATCGTTAGGTATTGTTTGCGTTTTAATAATTTGGCCAATATCTACACCAAGACCTGGCAAAGTAACACCAAGCGTACACGGAGGAATTGTATTACGACCATAAAAAGTACGAGAAGCACGTTTTTTTATAATTTTTAGCTCTTTATCTGTTTTCATAACAAACTATTTAATGGATTGATTACTTGAATTATCGTTCTCTCGTTTTTCTTGACGTTTCTTTCTCAACCAGCGGACAGAATCCACAATCCAAGAGATAAAGAAGAATACGCCCTTTAAAATCTTTTTTGTTTGCTCTTTCATAACTGACGACCTCTATATGGAACATTTTCTTTATGCGTATTTTTCAAATCACCAAGTGTAGGTATTACGTACTCAGCAAGAGGTGTAACTTTCTTGAATGAGAAGAAGAAGTCAGCCCAAGTAATAGCTCCCAAAGCATATTCGGCAGCTGTAACATAATCCAGCTCGTCAGGAGCTATTTCAACAAAAGACTTGCCGAGTTGAACGGACGAGAAATAACGTTGAAGAGTAAAAGCACTCAAATCCTCGGTAATCTGCAATCTACCGTGTACTTCATCATCATGGTATTTATATTCTGCATACTGCTGCTGATAGCCAAAAATGTCAGTACCAAAATATGAAACAGGATTTGTAACAGTAGAACCAGTTATGGCCAACTGAGGGTCAAGTATGAGCTCGGCATTATAAATAGGTTGTTCACCTAAGCCTTGCAACAGAGGATTTGCAAAATCGGAAATTTCAGAGCGAGAAAGATAACGACGAATACCAGTGCCATAATAAGCATGAGGGACAACAGAAGCAATAACCATAAGGAAGCCATGCTCGGTTGACGTAAATGTATCAAACAAACTATCTTTCCCATAGCCATGCGTAGAACCCGCACGAGAACCGACAGCACCATTAAAAGGATTTCGATTGTATGTTTCACTTTCGGCGGAATATGTAGAGTTAGAAACACCTTTCGTATAAAGACCAAATTTTGAAGAACCTAAGAAAAGAGGTCTATCCAACAAAGCGTCAGAAGGTAAAATGCCCCACGTAGCTTTTATCTGATCAGAATAACGCATACCAGCTATATTATTACGCTCCAACCAACGCTGCAAAACGTTCGCAGAACGTATTTGCGGTATGGTCAAATTACTTGCTCCGTCAGGTATTGCAATAGAAGCAGGAGACATAGCCGCCTGGGGATAAAACGCGGCCGTAGTATAATAATCTTTTTCCCAACAACGTTGGTGCAAAGAAAAAATCGAGGGAGTTTCGGTGTTAATACTTGATGTTGGCGCATTCCCGTGAAAAACAAGCGTAGAAGTCTGCCGCATTTGGAAATACTGCTCAGGAGTATTTTGGTTCTCCCAATAATGAGGGCCAGTGATACCTATAATGTTGTAGGTATTAACAACAGAATCCGTTTCCTGCCGAGAGGTATAAGGCAAAAACGAAACAGAATAATTTTCAGTAGATGTAGGCCGTACAAAAAGCGGTGTAATAATATTCGGATTTCGATACCAATCATCGTAAATTTTGTGATAGGCCATAAACGGCAAAATGTTGGGAACAAGTAAAAAACCGTCCGAAACTTGCTCAGCATTTTGCGTCGTCTTAAATCCGACATAATCCGCAAGAGAAGAAGCACCCCACATTGGCGAACCTGAATCCTTTTTAACAGAAGAACCAGCCAACTCATACTGAGCAATCGCAGCATCATAATTCTCGGACTTAAAGGTACGAACAACAGAGGGCAAATGAGTAGGCCTATAAACCTCAGGCGAAAATGGATTATAAACAGGCATTGTCATGAAATCCTGCCAACCAGACCAGAGAATGCGATTCGGAACAAAAAACGCCTCCAAACGCATATCGATACGGCCATAAAACTCAGTAGCCATAGGTGGCAGTTGAGCTTCACACATGTAGCCAAGTGAATATGTTTCATTCGGCAGAACCTCTTCTACAAGAACGGGTATCAATGTTCCCGTCGTCATAGACAAAACATTTTCAAATGACAAATCCATACCCGAACGATTGGGAATATCGACGGGTTGCTGCTTAAAAATTTTTGATAAATGTGCCATAATATTTTTATTGGTTAAACATTGAATATCGCAAAAGAAGAACTCATATTCGTTAATCCCAAATGGATATTATCAAATAATGTTAAAATAAAGCGTGATTTAACATTATTTAATAATCCTACATTTGTTTTTAACCAATATTAGATTCTATAAAGGCGATACAATGACAAACCAAAAAAAAACATTAATAGGCTAGAAGTGAGGAAACCGTACACTCGTCGAAAACAGCTCGGGTAACAGAATAGTAGGTGTTCGGCTTGGCTCGTCGTAAACGTACGCGAGCAGACGCTTCATAAAATTTCTTGTAAAGCGAATCCACCTCACACGGCGACGCATCAACCAATTCTGAGGCCGACTTTCCAAGTAACTCAGAAAATTTTTCCTCAAAAAGTATTCGTAAGTAACAATCCTTAAATCGAACAAATTTTGCCGCAGTATCGCGGATATAAGAAGAACAATTAACCGATCGAAAACGGGCAAAGTCTTTAACTTCGTGTCCATATTTTAAAACTTTATTATTGAAAGATGAAATGCGAGAGGATATAATATTCACAACATATTCGGCGCCGTCATACACATATTTCCGCTTCAATTCGAGACGTTTGTATAGCCGCTTAACACGTGGCACCAGGCGGTCGGAAAAATATCGAGGCAATAAAAGTTGTATAAGCTTCCCACGTTTATTTATGAACCGATAAAAAAAAA